ATCTGCCCCCCCTCCACCTTGCTATCATTTTAACAAATAGTTATAGTACTATTCAATATTAAAATACAATTTTATTATTTAATGTTATAATTATTATAGATTTGGAAAGGGGTAAATCAAAATGAAGAAAATATTAACATACATACTATGTTTAGCAATGCTGTTTGGAGTGTTTGGGTGTAGTAACAATTCTAAAGATATTAGCGAAGATGATAAGAAAATCGAGAAAAAAGATAAAGATGAGGAAGAGTACGATGCATATGCAAAAAAAATGCAAAAGAAAATAGAGACTTTTGATTATAAGGACTTAGAAAATAAAGCGCCTAATGTGAAAAAATACCTATCAATGAACGAAAAGATAAGTTCGAAAAACTGTAATCATACTGATAAAGTTACAAATAAGTTTTATATTCAATGGACAATCAGTGAATGCAGTGACAAAACGTTTTATGATAAATATATAACAGCATGTAAAGAATTAAATTTTGGAAACGAGTTCAATGAAAACATATTAACTGAGGGTGAGTGGTATAGTTTTGATGCTTTATCTAGCATTGATCCTAACATTGACATTGAGGTTGATTATGTTGTGAGCAATAAAACAGTAGAAATCACACTCTACTGTAAAGACACAATTGAATAACTATATTTATGAGCCTGTATAAGGCTCTTTTTTTTTGTTTATTCAAAAATTAAAAATGAAAAGGAGAAATTAATTATGTTAAAGAAAACAATTACTTATACAGATTACAATGGAATGGAAAGAACTGAAGACTTTTATTTCAATCTATCAAAAGCGGAATTAATGGAAATGGAAATGAGTACTACTGGTGGTATGGAAGCATATGTGGAAAAAATTGTCAATGCACAGGATGCACCGGCAATCGTACAAACATTTAAAGAATTAATTCTTAAATCATATGGAGAAAAGAGTCTTGACGGAAAACGATTTGAGAAATCACCAGAAAAGGCAGATGCATTTGCCCAAACGGAAGCATACTCAGAATTATTCATGGAGCTGGCGACAAACACGGATTCTGCTATTAAATTTTGTAATGGAATTATGCCTAAGACTGTAACTGAAAAAATTGAAAATAAAGAACCATCAATCGAAAACTAATAAAGGAGCGTGAAAGCGATGCTTGATATCACAATACCTGCTAGAGAACTGTGGGATGAAAAGCAACAAATGTTTATTACTACTAAGAAGCAAATATTACGACTCGAGCATTCGCTTGTTTCGCTTTCTAAGTGGGAGTCAAAATGGTGTAAACCGTTTCTATCAAAAGATAAACATACAGTAGAAGAAACTATAGATTATATAAAGTGTATGACACTAACCCAAAATGTTGATTCTAGTGTATATCTATGTTTTACAGAAAGAGAGATTAAGATAGTTGAACAATATATTGACAATCCAATGACTGCAACAAAGATATCAAACAGTAATCTGTCAGGTGGTAGTGGTGGTGTAATTAGAGAAACAATCACGTCTGAACTAATATATTATTGGATGGTGTCATTGAATATACCATTCGAATGCCAAAAATGGCATCTTAATCGGCTGATTACATTAATTAAAGTTTGCAATATCAAGAACCAGCCACCTAAAAAGCGAAGTGCAAAAGAAATTATGAGCCGTAATGCTGCCCTAAATGCTGCTAGAAGAGAACAATTAAAATCGAAAGGATAATACTATATGAAAAATGCTATAACTTTTAAGCAAAAAAGTAATTTTTCTAAAACGATAAAACATCTTAATCGAATAAAAGGTGTCGTTACCATTGATATGTTTGAGAAATACGGCAAACAGGGCGTAGCAGCATTAGCGTCGGCAACTCCTGTTGACTCAGGAAAAACCGCTAATTCATGGAGTTATAAGATAGAAAATAACAGGGGATCAATATCGATCTCCTTTTTTAATTCAAATATTCAAAATGGAGTTCCTATTGCCATTATTATCCAATATGGTCATGGAACTCGAAATGGAGGCTGGGTACAGGGTCGAGATTATATCAATCCTGCTATTCAGCCTATTTTTGACAAAATGACAAAAGAAATTTGGAGGGAGGTGACTAAACGATGAGTAAAGTAATTGATGAACAAGTTGTATCGATGCAGTTCGATAATCGACATTTCGAAGAAAACGTAAAGACGTCGTTAGGTACAATAGATAAACTTAAACAAAGTTTAAATTTAAAAGGAGCCAGCAAAGGTCTAGAAGATATTGGAAAAGCTGCTAGTAAAGTTGACGTTGGACCAATAAGTGGCGCTGTTGATGCAATGCGTATTAAGTTTTCAGCAATGCAGGTAGTAGCTGCTACGGCTTTAACGAATATAACAAACACTGCAATCAATGCGGGCAAACGAATTAAATCAGCTTTAACTATCGATCCGGTTAAGACCGGTTTTCAAGAGTATGAAACTCAAATCAACGCGATTCAAACAATCTTAGCCAATACTCAAAGTAAAGGTACTAATCTCCAACAGGTAACTAAGGCACTAGATGAGTTAAACCATTACGCAGATATGACCATTTATAATTTTACTGAAATGACTCGTAATATTGGGACATTTACCGCCGCTGGTATAGATTTAGATACATCGGTTTCAGCAATCAAGGGTATTGCAAACCTAGCAGCAGTATCAGGTTCAACATCGCAACAAGCTAGTACTGCTATGTATCAATTATCGCAAGCCTTAGCCGCAGGAACTGTTAAGCTAATGGACTGGAACTCTGTGGTTAATGCCGGTATGGGTGGTCAGGTATTTCAGGATTCGCTTAAAGAGACAGCTCGATTACATGGTATAGCAATTGATCAAATGATTAAAGACGAAGGTTCATTTAGAGAAACATTGCAAAAAGGATGGCTTACATCTGAAATCCTTACTGAGACATTGGCTAAGTTCACTGGTGATTTAAATGAGGACCAGCTACGGACTATGGGGTATACGGAGGAGCAAATTACATCAATAATCAAAATGGGTCAAACTGCTAACGATGCAGCTACTAAAGTCAAAACGTTTACACAATTATTTGATACATTAAAAGAAGCTGCTCAATCTGGATGGACTAAAAGTTGGGAACTCATTGTAGGTGATTTTGAAGAAGCAAAAGAACTGCTTACCGAAATTAGCGATGCAGTTGGAGGAATAATTGGCGCCCAAGCAGATGCTCGAAACCAGATGCTTCAGGAATGGAAAGATGAAGGCGGTCGAGTAGCTCTAATAGAATCTTTTAGAAATGCATTTGAGGGATTAGGTAGCGTCATTAAACCAATATCAGAAGCGTTTAGAGATATTTTTCCAAGGACAACGGGTAAACAATTGGCTGATATTACTAAGTCGTTACAAGAATTCACTTCGCATCTAAAACTTAGTGATGAACAATCTTCCAAATTAAAAACGACGTTCAAAGGTTTATTTGCAATGATAAATATGATTAAGGATGCGTTTATAACTATTGGTGGACCAGTGTTAGAACTGACCTCTACTATATTTTCTACTTTATTGGATGTAATGCTTGATATAGGCTCAGCTTTTGGAAGTTTTGTAACAAATGTTAATACAGCTACCGAAAAAACAAATGTATTTTCTGGAATTATCAATACTTTAATAGGGGTTATAAAGGGAGCAGGGAATGTAGCAAAAACCGTGTTTACCGGATTATTCGACATAATTGGTGGCACAGGAGGAACGTTAGTAAAAATACTAGATTATATAGGTACTGCGTTATCTAAAATTACGCTAGATGACATAGGAGGAATTGTCAATACATTATCAATGGGCGGTATTGGGTATGGGGTTAACAAAATTCTTCAAAATATTACCACTCCATTGCAATTGTTTAATGAAACAGTTAGTCAGAGTATTGGTAATGTATCAGGTGTATTAGATGATTTAAGAGGTTGCTTAGTCGCATATCAAGATCAACTAAAAGCTGGTACGTTAAAACATATAGCTACTGCTATAGCAATATTATCGGGCGCATTATTGATATTATCGGCAATTAATCCAAAAAAATTAGGTACCGCTATTGTTGCTATATCCACACTATTCACAGAATTAATATTTGCAATGCAAATGTTTACAAAGATTAATAAATTGCAAGTTGGAACTGCAAAATCCATAGCTGTAATGGTTGGAATGTCGACGTCTATATTAATACTTGCCTCTGCGATGAAAAGTCTAGCAAAACTTGATTTGGAGGGATTAGCTAAAAGTATTGGTGGCTTAATCATTGCCGGTGGATCTATAGTGGCTTTTGTGAAAATTTTGGAGATGTCGAAAGCTAGCATACCTAAAGGTACAGTCAACTTAATTATCCTTGCTACGGCGCTTAAGATTATGGCGTCTGTTTGTCAAGACTTCGCAAAAATGGATTGGGAAGGATTTGCTAAAGGACTGGTGGGTATATCTGGCTTTTTCGTTGGTATTTCGTCATTTTTAAATAAAACTAATGTATCACAAAATACTATTCAAGCTGCTACAAGTATATTTATACTGTCTACTGCACTGAAAGTTTTATCGTCAGTAGTAAAAGACTTTTCTAAATTAGATTGGATTGGTATAGGTAAAGGTTTGGTTGGAGTTAAAATTTTATTGAGCGAATTATCAGGCTTTAGTAAAAGAATTCCGTCGAAAAGCGATTTTGTCGAGATGGGAGTTGCCATGATTGGAATAGCCGCTGCTGTTAAATTGCTGTCATTAGCGGTTAGAGAATTTGCTGGATTAAATTGGGTTGAGATGATAACCGGTCTTGCTACTATGGGATTAGCATTAACTGAAATAACCCTAGTTACGCGTCATATTAAAACTTCCAACATAATTGAGACTGGTGCTAGTTTAGTTTTAATGGCCACCGCGCTTAATATAATGGCTTTAGCTTTGCATAGTATCAGTAAATTAAGTATTATCGATTCTACAAAAACATTAGTAACATTGGGGATTGCTTTATTTGAATTGTCAAAAGGATTAAAAGCTATGCGTGATACTGCTGATGGCTCTATTGCATTGATTTTAGCGGCTGGAGCTATCGGTTTATTAGCAGTGGAATTAAAAATATTAGGTACTATGAATATAGATGCACTAGGAATAAGTCTAGCTGCTATAGCTGGTGCATTTGGTATAATAGCTGTTTTGGGTAAATCGTTAGCTGGTTCCGCACAAGGAATTATGGCTTTATCAATATCCCTATTATCATTAGCGGGTTCAACTGTCTTGTTTGGTGCCGGAATATCGTTAATTGGTGGCGGTTTACTAATGATAGCGGAAGCTATTAACACTATATTAAAGAGCGTTACGAAGAGCGTAGACGGGTTTATAGAAATAATAAAAGCTCTGGTTAAATCAGTTGGCGATATTATTATAGAAGTAGCTAGAGTTATAACACGTTCTGCTCCAGAAATAGGCGAAGCATTTATAACGTTAATCACAGTTGGTGCTACAGCAATTAGTGCTACAGTCCCATTGTTAGCTGAAACCTTTATTAAAGTTATTGGGCAGGTTATAAGTTCGTTAAAAGATAACGTAGGTCAAATAGCATCTGACATTTTTGATATGCTGATATCAGTGTTAAATGTTTTGGCAGATAAAATGCCGGAATTAGTATCCGCAGGTGTAAAGGTATTTTCAGCATTTTTTACAAGTCTTTCAAAGGCTTTAAATGATTTATCAGCTACAGAATTAAAAACATTTGTCTCATCTATTAATATATTATCCGATGTCATGCTCAAATTATCGATGACCATGTTTATTATAAAGAACATGCCTCTTACTGGAGCTGTTAAGGCATTAGGGATTCTTGCAATAGCTGTAGGTGGACTAACGGCTATTCTAACTGCCCTTGGTGGTATATCGAGAATACCTGGAGTAAATTGGCTTGTCGAAAAGGGTGGAGTATTACTTAGCGATATCGGCTATGCGATTGGTTCATTTATTGGCAATATTCTTGGGGGAATTTCAGCTGGCGCGACCTCAGGATTACCTATTCTTGGAAATAACTTATCTGAGTTTATGAATAATATAAGTAATTTTGTTGATGGAGCATCTAAAATAGATGGCTCATCAATGCAAGGAATTAAAGTGTTAGCTGAAGCCATCATGATTTTAACTGCTTCTAATATTACACAAGGAATAGGATCATGGTTTGTAGGAGACACCTCATTTGACTACTTTGCCAAAAGTGTGGAGTCTCTAGGAGAAGGGTTGGCTAATTTTTCTAATTCCATTGGAGGCAATAAAGTAAATTCATCGGAAATTCAAAATGCAGCAAACGCGATTAAAATATTGATAGATTTATCAAATGAAATGCCTAAGACTGGCGGTATCTGGCAAAAACTAGTTGGTGGAATAAACATTGGTTCATTTGGTGACAGTTTAAAAACGCTTGGCGAAGGTATTGCTGATTTCTCTAGAGTAACAAAAGATGTTAAAACAGATTCAGTTACTTCAGTTGCTAATGTCGGAAAAGTATTGGTGTCATTAAGTAAATCTATACCTAAAACAGATGGATTATTTCAGCACCTGACAGGTACAACAGACATTGATAAGTTTGGAAAATCTCTAAAAGCATTAGGTAAGGGAATCGCCGATTTTGGAAGAGAAGTAAAAGATGTTAAACCAAGTATGGTAAAAACAATAGCTAATGCTGGCAAGTCCTTAACATCTTTAGCCAAAACAATACCCGAATCAGGGGGGTTGTTTAGTTTTATCGCTGGTGAAATAGATATAGTGGGGTTTGGCAAATCATTAAAAGCACTAGGAAAAGGAATTGCTGATTTTGGAAAAGAGACTAAAGATGTTAAAGCAGATTCAGTGAAGGCGGCAACAAACGCTGGAGAAATGATAACTGCTTTAACCAATTCAATTCCTAAGTCGGGCGGTTTAATTAGTAAAATAATTGGCGAAATCGATGTCGTCAGCTTTGCATCCCAGTTAAAAACACTAGGCGTTGGCTTAAAAGACTTCTCAAATGAAGTAAAAGATTTTAATCCATCTAATGCTGAAGCAGCAACTAATGCAGGAAAAACCCTAGCTTCTTTAGCCAAGAGTCTGCCTACCGATGGTGGATTTTTTAGTATTTTCACAGGAAATATTGATATAAAAGGTTTTTCTGAAAAGTTGAAGCCATTAGGCAAAGGATTAGCTGATTTCTCAAAAGAAGTTTCGGGAAATATAGATTCTTCAGCTGTGGAAAGTGCGTCATCGGCTGGTATGATACTTGCTAAATTAAAAGAATCATTACCTAATGAAGGTGGCATTTTTGAGATTTTTACCGGTCGAACAGCAAGTTTAGAAGAATTCGCTAATAGTCTACCTATACTTGGCAAAGGTATTGCTAATTTCTCTACTGAAGTTTCTGGAAAGATAGATTCCACGGCAATAATTGCCGCTGCTGAAGCGTGCAAAAATTTATCAAAGGTTAAGAGTAGTTTAGATAAAGAGGGAGGAATTCTTGAATGGTTTACAGGTAAACGAATGCCTATATCGGAATTCGCTGATAGTTTACCAAAGCTTGGAGAAGGATTAACTAGCTTTTCTAAATCATTAGGAGATCAGTTTAATGCTTCAAATGTTTCCGAAGCTGCAAAAGCTACTAAAAATCTAGCTCAAATAAAAAACGAACTTGGAAAAAGCGGTGGTATATTAGAATGGTTTACTGGTAAAGCAGTAAGCATAGCAACATTTGCTACTCAAATTCCTAAATTGGGTGAAGGCCTAGCTAGTTTTACATCATCTTTAGGTACTGATTTTAATGCGTCTAATGCATCTGCTGCGGTTGAAGTAGCTAATAAGCTAGCCGAGATTAAAAATACACTAGGTTCTGAGGGTGGGGTAATCGCATGGTTTACAGGTGATTCTGTAAACTTAAAGGATTTCGGAAGCAGTCTAAAATCGTTTGGTGCATCAATCAGTGAATTCTCAACATCCGTTAAGGATGTTAAAACTGATTCTATGAATGCCGCAGTGAAGGTAGTTGAAAAGATTTCTACTTTAGCTACTAATTTAAAAGAAGAAAAATTCGATATAGCTGAATTGAAAACACTAGCAACCGGTCTAAAAACTTTAGGCGGAGGGTATGCAGCTTTTGGAATATCGGCCAGTGCCATAGATCCAGCAATAATTCAAAATGCAATAAATGGTTTGAATAATCTAAAAGCATTAATCACCAGTTTGATTGGAACTGATACTAATGGTTCTGACCTACTTGTTGGAGCTATTGTTCAATTAAGCATGGGATATGGCGTATTTGGTAGAAATGTCATGTTGATAAATTCTGACGCTGTATCTAATACTATTAATTCGTTAAATCAGTTGAAAGATTTCATTACCAGTCTAGTTGGTTTAGATACTAGTGGTATAAATTCATTTCAGGAAGCCATGACCCAATTAGGCCGGACAAGTATGGATGGGTTTGTTGAAGCTTTTGATGGAGCTGGTACAAGAATTGCAACAGCTATCGCGGGACTATTTTCATCACTGTCAACTTCTATTAACAACAATACCTCTATGGTTATTTCAGCCTTTACTAGAATGATGGACACTTCGGTTAACAATATGTTGACGAGATCTTCGGCATTCATATCAGTCGGAGCATCATATATGACTAATTTGTCAAGTGGGGTTAAATCTCAATCAGGTATATTAGTAGATATATTTAATGCGTCATTAATTCAAGCATTAAACAGCATTAAATCTAAAGAGGGACAATTTAAATCAATGGGCATGAATGTTGCTAAAGGTCTTAGTGAAGGTATTAAGGCGGCAGTCAAAACTATAAAAGATGCATTTACATCGCCAATGAATGAAGCGATTACTACTGTTAGAAACTACTATAATAGTTTCTACTCTGCTGGGTCATATTTAGCTAAGGGATTTGCTAATGGAATATCTAATAATGCATATCGTGCGTCAAGCGCAGCAAAATCAATGGCCGAATCTGCTGTAAAGGCGGCCCGTAAAGCACTTGATGAGCATTCACCATCAAAAGTGTTTTATGGCATTGGTGATTATGCAGTTCGTGGTTTTGCTAATGCATTAATAGATGGAATCAAAACTATATTTTCATCTAGTAATGATATGGCACTTGCATCAGTGGATGGGTTAAGTGGAGTTATCTCAAACATTGCTGAATTAGTAAATTGTGATATGGATGCACAACCATCTATCAGACCAGTAATGGATTTATCATTAGTTCAAAGTGGTATTTCTACTTTGAATAGTATGATGAATAGTGGAATATCAGCAAAAAGAACTTTAGCATTAGCAAGTTCAGCTGGGGTATCAATAAATCAAAATGGTTTAATGATTGATCGTTTAAATGAAGCGTTCAATGCTTCTGTTGATAAAATGTTAGGTCGACTAGAAGCTGAAGAGCTTAATAAGACATACGTTTTAGAGGCACCGGTTATTGTTGATGGCAGAACAGTGGCAAAGGCATCAGCCAAATATACACAAGAGGAACTTAATAAATTAGAAAAGATAAAAGCTAGAAAGGGAGGAAAACCATAATGTCGATGAAAGAGTTTTATGAATCACTTCCATTGCCTGATTTATGTATGTCGGTTAATGGAGTATATTTAGAGGAAGCTATAATCGGATACAGGACTTCCTCTGTTGCTGGCCGCGATGAACTGTCTTTGGACATAGATGAAATAGAAATAGGCTATACTCGAGGAGCACGCTATAGAAAAAAAAGAGATTTAACAAGAGATATTACTGTAAGTTACGCATTAGTTACTGATGACGTACCATCGCATACAAAAGCAATCAATAAATTAAAAAGGATTTTGTATGATAATAATTTGCAATTGATTTTTAGAGATGAGGACTCGGTATATTACGTGGGAAACGTTAGCGGTGTTTCTACAGGCAGACTTGACGCTGGAGGTTCTGGCGTCATTGCATCTGCCGGACAAATATCAATTCATTGTTCTGATCCGTATAAATATTCGGTTGAGGAATACGAGGCCGAACCCACAGCTGATGACAATAATACATTTATAATTGATTACCAAGGGACGGCTGAGGCTCGTCCTATTTTTGAGGTTACTATGAACTCTGATAACGGCTTTATTGGATTCATGGACGATGAAGGACATATTCTACAGTTTGGAAATGTTGATGAAGCAGATAAAGAGCCTTATAAACAGAATGAATATCTTCTTAAACTGGATAATTTTATGAATGCTCCAGATGATATAAACGGCACTGATTATTTGCACCCTCTATATGGGGCAAACGGAACATTAACTACTGCTAGATGGTTTGATAACGTTTTTTTAACATTTGGGTCTAAAGGCCAAACAGTTGGAAATGCTAACGGTGGTTTACGAACAGTTACTATTCCCGCAGACTCCGAAGGCAATGAGAGTGCTAAAAACTGGTATGCATATTTCCATGTTATTTTTTATGCTGGTCTAATGGGGCAAACGGGCGAAATGAGTGTTAGTTTTTTAACGGAGGATAATAAAGTTATTGCTGCTTATAATTGGCATAAAACGGATACCACTGGAAATACAGGCGTGTGTGATTTTATTGCGTACAATCCAAACGCAGGCGCGAATGACATGCCAAGGGGGAAAGTTCTAAAACAATGGTATTATACTACGAGCCATTTACAGTCGCAGAATCCATGGTATTGGGATTGGGGTGATTGCGATTTGAGAAAAGAAGGAAGCAAGTTAACTTTTTTTTATTGGGGTGGTTATTATACATACACAATTCCGGAAATAGAAAATATGGAGTGCACTAAGATTCAAATAGCTATGAAGCAATGGGGAGATCGAAGCGGGATGGGCTGGAGAATGCTCAATTATATGGGATTTAATGTGTTTGATTTTTATAAAATGAATGTTGAAAAATGGAGAGATGTTCCTAATAAATTTTCAAATGGAGACTTATTTATAGTTGATTGCAGTACTGGTGATGTCACATTAAAAGGATTGCCACAGTACGGATTAGGGGCTTTGGGAAATGATTGGGAAAAATTCAATCTTAAACCGGGTATTAATCAAATCAAATGCGTGTATTCCGAATGGGCTACAAAACCAGACTTTAAACTTAAGTATAGAGAGGCATTTCTATGATAGTTTATTTTGCTGATCGTAAAATGAATATAATGGGGATGGCAACAAGTGACTTGTCATCTAACAGTATATCCATAGTTAGTGATACAAAAACTGAAGAAATCGATTATGGCTCAAATGTTTTAGACCTAATCCTTTCTTATACAAATGAATCTAGGGAAAAAGCAAATCAATGGTCTAAAGCTGGAAATTATATTTTAGTAGAATACCAAAATGAAGCGGGTTATTACACAATAATTCAGAAAGAAGACGATACGCTTAATAACGAAATTAGTCTATATGCAGAAGATGTTGGCCTTGATTTATTGAATGAGGTACTGGATGTCTATACAGCTGATAAAGCTTACGATCTTGCACATTATATCAATAAATTTATTTATGATAGTGGTTTTGAAATTCATTTAAATGAGTTGACCGATGTCACTAAGCAATTAGCATGGACTAGCGAAGAGACTGCTACATCCAGGATATTAAGTGTTGCTTCCGCTTTTGAAGCTGAAGTAGGATATTCGTTTATTGTAGAAAATATGACTGTTACGCATAAATACATCAATTTATATAAGCGAAGAGGTAAAGATACATCAGTAGAACTTCGACTGAATCGTGAGATAAATAGTATAGTATCAAAAGAAACGATTGAAAATCTAGCCACAGCTTTTATGAATGTTACTGGTAGTACACCAGAAGGTGCTGATCAACCAATAACTTTAGCAGGTTATTCGTATGATGATGGTGATATTTACGTGTCGGGAACATGGCTTTTTTCTAGAAATGGACTTTCAAAATGGAGTAGATATTTAACTGAGAGCGGTCCTGACGTAGGACATATAGTTAAAACCTTTAGCTATAATACTACCAGTCAATCCGAACTATGCGCTAAGGCAGTGGAAGAGTTAAAAAAAGTATCAGATATTGAAATCAATTACGATGTTGATATTTCTGATTTACCTGATACGCTTGCAATCGGCGACACTATAGACATCGTTGATGATGAAGGAGCATTATATTTGTCTGCAAGAATATTGAAATTAGAAAGATCGGCCGTTAATCAAACAGCAAAAGCTACATTAGGAGATTATCTGATTAAAGATAACGGAATAGCTCAAAGATTAGAAGACCTATCGAAAGAATTTGAAAAAGTTGCTGAAAGTAGAACACTCTATACATGGATTGCATACGCAGATAATGAGTATGGGGATGGTATATCTTTAAAGCCATATGGCAAAGAATATATGGGAACAGCGGTAAATCGTTTATCAGAAGAACCAGCTATTGATGATCCTAATGTTTATACTTGGGTGAAGGTTAAAGGTGACTCACCAATCACAATACGTGTAGAGTCAACAAATGGCACACGATATCATAATAGAAAAGTTATTACTACGTTGATAGCTAAAGTTTTTTATGGAAATGAAGATATTACAGACAGCGTTGATGAACGCTTTTTTAAATGGACTAGATTTTCTGGGTTGAACTTCAAAGAGCAAGATGATTACTGGAATTCGCAACATACGGAGCCATCGAAATCTATAAACATAACTGATGATGATTTGTTGTATGGAAGCAGTGATTTTTGTTGTGATGTTGATGATCGAGAAAAAACTAGAATAATTAACGAAAAGGATAAAATATGATGCATAATGAAAATACTTTAGAGGAGGAACAAAAAGATGGCAATTGTCGGTAGAGGACAAATAAGCATTAGCAATATATCCGATAGCAGACAACTATTTTGTCAACTTGGATGTAGCACGAGAAAAAACCAGATATATGATCCAAATACTAAAACATATACACCAAACTGGAGTACTACACCTATTATTATTGAACCAATACTTTATATTAATCAGGATCCGTTACCATTAAATGCCCCTGGATTGGCTATTACATATAAACGTAGAGAGGGGGTTGCTGCGGAAACAGCTCTTACAACTAACGAAACTGTGAATGGGAACATACTGACTGTAAATGCTAATAAACTAGCAAATATAGCCAGCGGGCAGTTGACGTATATCACATACATAACATACGTTGACCCAAATACGGGTAAGACTGTAAATAACACAGCATTAATCGAATTAAATTTATTGAGGATTGGCGAAGATTCAAAACTTATTGATATTACAGGTGAACAGATATTTAAATATGACAAAAATGGATCATTGGTTGGCTCAACACAAATTACACTTACAGCTAATGCTACAAATGTAAATATTTTAAAATGGCAATACAAAAATGCTGATGGAACGTGGGCTGATTATCCTACAACTAGCGACAATGCAACTATTACAAGTGCAACACTAATAGTTAAACCTACGCATGCGGTATTTTTTAGTAATGCAGCAGTAATTAAAGTATTAACAGACGACAATAATGTTACCGATGTCATTTCGATTACAAAATTAAATGATGGAGCCACTGGTGCTACAGGCGCTGGCGGTTTGAGCATAATTGTTGGAAATGAAGCCCAGACTATAGCTTGCACTAATGGCGGATTGGTTGCAAGCGCAATTGATGTTACGATTCCATTTAAAGCTTACAAGGGGACTACACAAATTGCAGCTACTGTAGCTGTTGGAACGTTACCAAGCGGGGTAACTGTAAAGTCAAATACTGCTGCTACGGCAAGTGCTCAAGGTAGTTTAGTTCTTACCTTTGCTGCTAATGCGACTTTAGGCGACGCCGCTACCTTAAATGGAGTTATCAGCCTAACATTTACATTAGATGGAAAGACTGTAAGTAAAACATTTAGCTGGTCTAAATCTAAGACCGGAAATACAGGTGCTACAGGAGCTAGCGCAGTTAACTTTGATGTCTATGCTCCAAATGGTAGCATTGTTAGAAATGGCGGAGGCTCTATAACATTGCAAGCTGACGGTTTGCTTGGAGCTAATCCTATTACCAGTGGTGCTACTTATCAGTGGTCAAAATTAGTAAGTGGTAATTATGTTAATATCTCAGGTGCTACTGGTAAGACATTATCTATTAGTGGAGCTGATGTTGTTAATTTGCAGGTTTATAAATGCACTATGACTTATAGTGGGAAAACATATATTGATACTATTACAGTTGAAGATAAAAGTGATCCTTATTATGTATTACCACTAAGTTCAGCTGGAACACAAATGAAAAACGGGCAAGGTGACACTATTATAAGATGTCTCGTTTTTCAAAATGGAATAGAAGTAGATCCATTAATCACAGAAGAAATCGGTACAACAGCGCCTGCAAGTCCTAAAACAGGCGATTTTTGGTACAAGGTGGATAAGACTACTAAGACAATAACTTTAATGAAATACAATGGTAGTGCATGGGCTGCTGCAACTGAAAAACAGTTATTTACTTATAAATGGTATAGAAATAATTCAAGTGGAACTCCTATTGATACCTCTGCGCCGTTTAAAACCGGTAAAGTAATCTATGCCAAGAATGGTTCCGATATTGTAACTGAAAATACTACATTTAATATTGAAGTTGACGACGGAAAGTAGGTGACATTATGGCTTTACTTGCTAAAGGGCAGATTACTATCAGCAATGTGAACGATGGTCAAAATGGCAGTGATGGTGTTATTCATAGCGCTACAGCTCCATCTGATAAAACAAAAATGTGGTTCGATACGACGAATAACCTATTGAAGTATTGGGATGGAACATCGTGGGAAGTTGCTAATGATTCTGCTGGTGATATAAATGATGTAAAGCAAACCATTACAAATGAATATACGACATCTATTAACGATTTAAAAAATGCATTAACAACACTTGTAGAAGGAATTCAAACAACTACCACTGATAATACAACATTGATTGATAATTTATCGTCACAGATAGCCCAACATACTGATTCGATTACTCTCGTTACTTCAAGTGTTAAGAGTATGACAGATACCTTAACGGGTATGGCAACAAAGCAGGAGATTAGTCAGTGGGCACGTTTTCAAAATGGAATATTGGAATTAGGGGCAAGTAATAGTCCCTTTGCTGTTAAGCTATCTAATACGGAATTAGGGTTTTATCAAAATGGAAGCAGAATAGCTTATTTATCAAATCAGCAGTTAAATATCGAATACGCAATCGTAATGACAAAATTAAATATAGGAATATTTAGTTGGAATTATGATTTAGTAGATGGTCTAACATTGACTTAGGAGGTGTGTGAATGGCAACTTTTGGAACAAGTAATAAATATATAAACTACAGTGTTAACAGTCAGGAGCTGAGTTATGATATTAATTCAAACACCTCTGTTGTCAGAGTTTGGATAGATGTATGGCGAACAAACACTGGTTATAGTACATACGGAACAGGAACAGTATATGCTCGCATAAACGGCGGAGTATACAGCGCTGGTATAATTAGTTCTCAACGGATTACTTCAACTGCAATTAGACTAGGTACTTGGGATGTTGCAATACAACATGATTCTGATGGTTCAAAAACTATAAGCATAACCGGGTGGATAACTCATAGTCAGTTTAGCTCAAGCGAGCAGGGCTATACACATGCGTTAACAACTATCCCAAGGCAAGCCAACATTACAGAAAGTAGCGATTTTACAGACGTTCAAAATCCGACTATTAAATTTAGTAACCCTGCGGGATTTCAAATGTCAGTTTGGCTGGAACCTAACCCCAACGGTGAACATCTATGTCAAAGGGATAATATCCCCAACACAGGAAGTTATACATGGACTCTTACAGAAGCTGAACGTAATCAATTACGACAAGCTTGCAAAGGAAAAACTTGTACTATTCGTATAGGATTATATTCTAACAATAAGCAGTGGGCAAGTTATCACGATAGAACATATACTATAACCAACGCTAATCCCAGCTTTACAAGTATTACTGCAACACCGGTAAATCCATTTGGTTCGTTGTATTTGCAAGGTAAATCGAGTGCTAAATTAACAATTGTTGGAGCAACAGGTAAATATGGAAGTACAATAATCAGTTATGCTGTCGCAGGCGGTGATTTCAGTTATTCAGGCAGTGCGAACACCTGTACTACTGATATATTAACCAAGTCTGGAAACATCACTTACACAGCCACAATAACTGATTCACGAGGATTTACAGCTAGTAAAACAATAACGATTAACGTTACGGCATATTCATTACCTACGTTGACTTTTGAGACTTACAGGTGTAATAGTTCGGGAACTAAAGATATGACTAAAGGTACTTACATTTATGTTAAGCCGATTTTTGCTTATACTGCAATAACTGGTAATGCAATAAAAAGTAAAAGTATTAAAATCAATAGTGCAAGCAAATCAACTACATTTAACAGCGGTCAGGGCTATGTATATGGAACATATGCTTTGAGTTCAACACACAAAGTAGAAGTATCAATCACAGACAATGCCGGAAATACAGTCACAGTTGTTCATGAAGTAGGTTTAGCGACTGTTATAATTCATGTGCCGATTACAAAAGACGGAATTGGTTTTGGAAGGTACTGTACTCTTACAAATCAAATGCAAATAGGTTATACTTTGAATTTATTTGATAAGCTGATGATTAATGGTGTAGAACAGCCCGTCTTTGAACTGGTTGAAACTGTTGATTTAGAAATATAGGAGGGATGAAAAAATGTTGATAAAATCAATTAAATCTCGAAAATTCGGGGGGGGGGTACTTTTAGAAATTTATTTAAAAATTCTTCTAATTGTATCTTATACCCTAAGAAAAATGGGGGTGCGGTCTACTAGCGAAAGGTCGCACTTGGTGTATTTATGAGTATAGATTTATTCAAAATGTTCAACGATGGACAAAGGATACGCAGACAAGACATATTACGTAGATTCAGTACTAATGAGCAATTTACCGGAGATTATTGGGTAGATGGTAAAAAGATTTATCAGAGAACTTGGTCAGTTGGAGCACGTAGCGGTAATTCAACAGCTACTATTTCCTTGAGTAGTGCAAACATAGATCAAATTTGGTTTGATATGGGCAACAGTTATTACATTGAATCCGGAGGAGCTTCAGATACTGGTAATAGATGGCCAATTAATGGTAACTTTGGCGACCCAAATGCTAGTGGCTTTACGATCAATGGTCGAGGACCTTGGTATACACCTAGCAATAAACAACTTTACTGGTACGTACCCAAATCAGGGTGTGAAAATGCGTATATTACTTTTAGATACACTAAAACGTAGATATTATGAATGGCAATACAATTGTTTGATTTAATAACTGGATTGAGACTAAGAAAAAAGAATATTCACTTTCAGTATTCAACTAAGGAACAATTCACTGGGGAATATTGGCTTGACGGCAAAAAGATTTATCAAAAATCTTACAATTTAGGTACTATTAATGCTTTTAAAAAAATAGAAAATATTGCAAATTTTGAAAGAAATATAAGATATGAATTTACAATGCGAGCTAACGATAAAATAAGTGGTATGAATGGAAATTCAAGTACTGATTTATTTGTCACGACAGGTGGAGATGTTTACATCAACACTAATGGAAACACTAGATACGATGTAGTATTGACATTATGGTACACGAAAAATTAGAAGAACAAATTTCTAAAAGTCATAATTTATATGGCAATAAAAATATTTGGATTTAAAGATAAAGAAAAAAGGTTAAATGGTAAAGAGGTATTTTTTAAATACTCCAATACTGAGCAATTCACCGGTGATTACTGGATAGATGGAAAGAAGATATATGAAAAAACTATTAATATTGGAGCATTGCCAAATAATAATGTTAAAACAGTATCGCACGGCATTAATCAAATTGATAGATTTATTGATGTCGCTGGTGTTGCAAGTTCACCATCTGCGGCATTGCCAATTCCAACTGTTAACCCATGGAGCTTAGGAGAAAGTATAATTTGTTACCCTACAACTGGTGATATTATCATTGGAAGTGCCAGTGATAAGAGTAGCTACACTGGTTATATCACTTTGCGTTATACTAAAACAACAGATTAGTAGCTACGATTATGGCAATTAACAAAAGAGTAATAGATAGAAGAACATATTTTAAGAGTTATTGGATATAGATATCGATAAGAAAGTTGAGAAAAAATTATGATTAAAACACACGAATTAGATGTTACAGCAAGTAAATTCAGCCAATTACTTGAAACAAATTATATGATTTTAAAACAATCAAGTTATGAGCAGAACGATTATATTTTATTTAGAGAAATCGAAACTGTCGAAGAAGAAGTTAGTTATACTTCGAAATCACAGTTAACGCAGATTAAACAGATTATTAATGATGAAGGTATCAAGGAAGGCTATGTATTAGCTGTACTTAATAAAATTTAAGGAGGAATTTCAAAATGAAAAATGAAACATATGATTTATTGAAATATATTGCGCAAATTGTATTGCCCGCTATTGGGACTTTATATTTTGCATTAGCCAATATTTGGGGGTTACCATATGGCGAACAAATTGTCGGCACAATTACTGCAATCGATGCGTGCTTAGGTACGTTGTTAATGATTAGTACTCAAAAGTACAATAATCAAGAAAAATAAAATCAATAAGATATGGGAGGACTTTATTAATGGAACCATGGGTTCAGACGACAGTAACAATAGTGAGTTCAGTTCTTGCTTCATCAGGTCTTTGGGCCTATTTATCGAGAAGGTCAGATCAAAAAGATGTAAAAACCGAAATGCTAGTGGGCTTAGCTCATGATCGTATTATGTATTTAGGAATGCATTATATTAAGCGCGGATGGATTACTAGTGATGAATATGAAAATTTAAAAGATTATTTATATACTCCGTACCATCGTATGGGCGGAAATGGATCAGCATCGCGAATAATGAAAGAAGTAGATGCTCTACCGTTAAAAACAGTTACAGCAGATGTTTAGTGTATCATTAGCCGTTTAGAAATATTCGGCTTTTTTATATTTTATTAATTTAAGGAGGAGAATCAAAATGGCAACATCAAATGAATTATTAAATCAAGCACGG